TATTATTATATGTTATCTTTAAATTATTATAAAATCATTAAATAAAAAAAATGTTAGACATTATCTATTTAAAACGCCGATTAAAAACTTATTTTTTTTTATTTTTTCAACTTATTATTTTATTTTTTGTTTTTATCTTTTTCTTACTTGTTTTTATCTTTTTCTTACTTGTTTTTATCTTTTTCTTACCATCTGTTAATGATTTACTTTTACTTCTTTGCATTTGTACAACACCGATACATTTTTTTAAATCAGACACACTTATTTTTTGCACATCTATATTTTTTTTTGTAATAGTATGCTCCTACATAATCTATGTAGTCCATCTAAAACATCTAAATTACTTTCAGATACTATTAATGGATAATTTAAATCAGCCTTATTTATAGCCTCTATATGATATGGTGCTTTTTTTGGATTAGCAAGAACTTCATACGGAGATATATCATTTCCTTCTTTATCATCCCAATACTTAGATGAAAGACTATTATTAAACGCAGATATAGGTAAGTTTATTATAGGTTTATTTTTAGCACATTCCCATAATTGTTCTATTTTATATGAGTGTGTGTCTAAATAGTTTCTTTCATCAGATGTAAAATCCATTTTATTATAATTAGTTGAGATTTTAAATTTACAAATACTTTCTATAATTAATTTATTATAGAAATCAATTAGACATTTCAAATGCATATTAAACATTTTATTATGTGTAAATTGTGGAAATAATATAAAATCATCAAATATAAATTAACTGGTTGTCCTAGATGGAGATATTATATTAAATGCAATTGTTGTAATAAACGAAATGATTATACAAATTTTATAAATTATTATTTACACTAACAATATTACAGATTAATATAGGGGTATTTATTTTTTATTAAATTCGTTATATTATCTGGTGTTAATTCATGCTGAATCGTTAATAATTTTGCACTCTCTTTTATTAACGGCTCTGTATTTGTTAATATAATCTTTGCTCGTTCATACGCTATTGCTATGATATTATCAATTTCTGCATTTATCTTAGTTGGGTCACTTATGACTATTTTATCCCCCATACCTAAATGTACTATCATTTGTTCTGCAATTTTTTTTACTTCTTGTATATCGTGTGATGCTCCCGAAGATATATTTGTATTTTTAAATATAATCTCTTCGGCAATTCTACCTCCAAGTAGTACCATGATTTCTTGGATTAATTGTTCTTTTGTTTGAATAGTGTTGGAAGATGGTTCAAATAAAGTAAATCCTAACGTTTTTGGAGAAAATAGATTGATAGTAATTTTCACTAATTTTCTATGTTTAGTTAATAGTCCAATTAATGCATGACCCATTTCATGTACGGCTACTTGATAGATAACATCTTCAGTTAATTCATTTTTGTTCGATTGGAATCCAACTAAAATTCTATTTGCAATAATATTTATATCTGACTTTTCAATTTGAAAACGATTCTGTCTAAGAACATATAACATTGCTTCGTTTAATAAATTTTCAATCTGGGCCCCAGAAAAACCATTTGTCAATTCAACCAAATAATCCAAAGTTATAGTTTGTTCAATTGGTTTGTTTACAATATGTATTTTCAATATATCCTTTCTAGTTTCTTTATCTGGATTACCGATATATATTTTTTTATCTATTCTTCCAGGTCTTATTAGAGCGGTATCTAATAAATCAACTCTATTTGTAGCCCCTATTATAAATATTCCATTTGCCGATTTAAAACCATCTAGATTGACTAATAATTCATTTAACGTTGAATCGTGTTCGGTATTTGAATTTTGATCGGAAGAACGTTTTCTACCAAGTGCATCTAATTCATCAATAAATATAATACATGGAACATTTTCTGTAGCTAAGTTAAACAATTCTCTAATTCTTGATGCCCCTACACCTACATATTTTTCTTGAAATTGTGCTCCTGAAACAGGAATAAATCCAATATTAATTTCACCGCTAAAACATTTTGCCATTAATGTTTTGCCGTTGCCAGGGGGACCTTCTAAAATAATCCCTTTGGGAATTCTAACATTATATTTAGAGTATTTTGTATAATTTACTAATATATCTGCACACTGCATCAATTCTTCTTTAATGGATTCATACCCCCCAATATTATTAAAGTTATAGGTAGAATTTGTAATTAATTGAAAATTTTCACTTTGAATATCTCCTTTATTTTCTTTATTTTGACCTGTATTAATAATTATATTGATTTTATTAGATCTTGGTTTGAATTCGTAATCATATTCATTATTAAATCCATCTTCGTCAAAATCATCATAAATGTTTTCATTACCTACATTCTCTATATAATTTTGGATAAATGTTTCATTATGTAAATTCAATCCTGTTATATTTTGCATTATTTTATTTTTTTCAGTCATTAATTTTTTTATTTTAATTTTTTCGTAATTTATTGCTTCATCAATTTTTCTTAAATTATTATCATTATTACCGTTATAATGATAAGTAATTATTCTATTTGATATAAATCGATGTTTAATATTAAAACTACAAACAACAACTAAGTTTAATAATAGTAAATACATGTAGAAAACATAGATATTTATATTCTAAATAATACATAAAATGAATTGTAAATCTACAAATCATTTCAATTAAAACTACTTAAACAAAACTTATGTGTAATATGTGTGTCCACGTGGCTCAATGGATAGAGCGTTCGACTTCTAATCGAAAGGCTGCGGGTTCGAGTCCCGCCGTGGATTAAAAACATTTTTAATAGTATGGATGTAGTAACTATATTCAAAATTACCAGTGCAGTATTTTCGATAATTATAATGTTAATTGGATTTTTATATATAAAAGATCTCAAAAAATTTAAAAAATATGGATATTTAGGTATTTTTATAATTAGTTTTTTAGGAAGTATTGCCGTTTTTTCTCCTGCAGCGCCAATGGCTGCAATTTATGCAGGAACTATATACAACCCATTATTAGTAAGTTTTGTTTCTGCATTAGGCGCTATATGTGGAGATGCACCTGGGTATGGTATTGGATATGGCGGACAATTAATTATTCCTCCATCAAATGTGTATGATCATATAAAGTATTTTATGAAAATAAATGGAACTATGACTATTTTTGTACTGGCAACTATTCCAAATCCATTTTTTGATATTGCCGGAATAGCTGCAGGGGCAAGCAATTTTCCGTTTTGGAAATTTGTGATAATTTCGTTTATTGGCAAATGGATTAAATTTACTATTTTTTCATTGGTTGGACGTTCATTGAAGAAACAAATTATTTAATCTTGTACACATAAATATATGTATATACCATATCAAGAATAAACCCAGAAACAGAAAAAATAAATAATATGTATTCTGTCGGAGTTTTATTTTCAATCATGTAAAAATAGTAAGAGAGTAAGGCAAAAAATGGAATAGCTAAAATATCACCATAATGATTCAAATTTTCTATTTTAATTTTCATATATAAACGGATAGAAATTTAAATTAATATCAGGCAAATTACTGTTATTAGGAAAATCTAAATTTGAAGGTAAAGATTGTGTGTTCATTTTTGGAAGAGAATCAAAATAACTTTTATTCACATAGGTTAATTCAATTACATCAGGCATATTATTTACTACTGGCGCATGATTGTTTCCATGCGCATGTACGATTAAATGCGTTTTTGCTAATTTTTCTAAACACTTTAATTTATTAGTATAATTACAGTTCCAATGATTACCTGTAATTCCATGAAATTCAATTACAATTTGTTTAAACTTATTTAATTGTGATTCTTCTAAATGTAGTAACCATGGATATTCACCACCTTCAATATCCATTTTCAAAAAAATAGTATTGTACGTATTCATCAAATAATCTAAATTTGAATAATTATCATCATTAAAACCGGCAATATTTTTTTTAATAAATGAAATGTTTTTTGTATATTGGTATGGATACGATTGAATTGTACCATCAAACCCAAAACAATTGTATTCGGTCATGTTGTGTTTTTGAATAAAATCTCGCGAAAAACTCTCTTCGTTTGATATTCCTGCAGAAATGTAACAATCATATTCCCCCTCTAATTCTGCAACTACATATCCTCCGTCACTATTTACACCAAATCTACGTTTATTATCATATTCATATACTTTTAACAGTTGATCCATTGAATTAATATAATTGTATGTTTATATTAATTTAACATTTACACAAACAATTTGTTTTTGGCATATTTTTTATAAATTCATAACAATTTGTACATATACATAAATTCATTTCTTTATAAATATCTATTTCATCATTTATGGTAATTATATTAATTTGTATATGATAATATATTCCCGAATCATACGTTTGATAACCATAGTACTGAAAACGCTCAACGTATTTTAATTCATTGAATACATTTCTACGCTTATATTTTGTATTTTCTATGCTTTCTGATAATGTATAGAAATTGAAACTACAAATAATATCTATCACATCTTTTGGCAATTTCAAATTATAAAGGGCAATACTTTTCATATTACCAAACCACACAATAAAAATTAATCCAATTTTAATAATGACAACTACATGTATCATTTCTAATATATTCTCCACACCAATTACAAATAACAAAATTTATTTTTAATTTATCATACCTATGATAATAACAAATCGATGAACATGGAAAAAAAAGGGGTTCATATAGACCAACCCGCATTAAATATTTTAAATCATTGACTAAAAAATTATATCTACAAATGTTGCGTACTATACTTTGAAATGGTGTGAAATAAATAAAACTACAAATATAATCTGTTATATCTTTTGGAAAATTTAAATTATACACTGCAATACTTTTATTCATAAAAATCATAAATATTTTATATACCAATAAAATATGGCATTATTTTACACAAATGTATTTTCTAATACAGATTTAGATTATTTGAATACACATCCTAGTGTTCTTTCATCAAAATTATTGATCGATTCAAAATCGGATGGATCTGTTTATTTTTCATTACCTGTAACTGAATCAATTCGTACTACATTATTACATTTTGGATTACAAATTCCTATAAATTCACAAATACCATTGAGATGGATTAAAGGCGATACTGTACCACATATAGATGTTGGTCATTCTGATTTTCGAAATACATATTTAATGTACCTTACGGGATCCCCAGGAGAGCTTGTTGTAGATTCGCAATCGTATCCTATTGAAACAAATAGAGGTTATGTATTTAATGAAGGACTATCACATAAAACACAAAATACAGAAAATATTCCTCGTTTATTACTTGGACCTATGAATGAATTATTGGAACCGGTTGGAGGTTCTGCAAATCTATACTCTATTCGGTTAATCCTTCCAAGTTCAAATAATTTAGTCATATTTACCGGATATTTTTATGTAGATATAATTTCAAATATTGTATATGCTTTTTACGATTCAGCCAATCCTTCCGAAAATATTATATCTACAGGAAACAACGGAGGTCCATCTTATTTATATCAACCTGGTTGGTTGTGTTTTGATGGTGGAGGGTGTAATATAACAAAATTTCCTTATTTATATGGTCAAACAGTAGGCGATTATAATTTACATGGAAATACGGGTTTGAGTACTGGAAACAATGTGGATGGATTAGGTAATGTAACTTATGAAATTTGTCGCCCTTTAACTTATTATCCTACTGAGGCAGATGCTCTTGCAAATACAAATTCATTAGGATTTACTCCTTACTATATAGTTGGCGGAGAAGGTCCTTTTAGTGGTTATACAAGTTGGAGAATTGCATCCAATAGTTATGGTAGTTCTCAACAAGGTACAGTGTATACATATGGAGATGGATTAGTTTCTGATGGTGCTTACTATTTATATCCATCTGTTCCATGTTTTTTAGAAGGAACTACAGTTCTATGTAAAATAGATGAGGTTGAAACACATGTTCCTGTAGAAGAACTTGTTACTGGAACACTTGTCAAAACTAGTTTGAATGGATATAAAAAAGTTGTTTTAGTAGGTAAAGGAACGATTGAAAATCCAGGGGATAATGAACGAACTAAAAATCGTCTTTATAAATGTTCTACTTTAAATTATCCTCAACTTAAACATGACTTATACATAACTGGATGTCATTCCATTCTTGAATTTCCAATAACAGATAAACAAAAAGAAGATATAATCAAACATCTTGGTGAATTATTTGTAACAGAAAAAAAATATAGATTATTGGCATGTGTAGATGATCGTGCAGAACCTTGGAATTCAAAAGGTACATATACAATTTGGCATTTTGCTCTTGAAAATGTAAATGAAACCATGAATTATGGCGTTTATGTTAATGGTAAATTATTGGTTGAAACATGTAGTATTCGTTTTCTGAAAACAAAATCAAACATGATATTGAATTGATTTTAATTTATACATTTACATTTTCTTCGGTAATTACCACATTTACAAATATAAAATGTAATATCAAAACGAGATTGTATATTGTAAATCATAATTACATTATATTTTAGGTGTATTTCTTGTAACCGTATTGTATAAAATAAATCACATAGTACTTCATTGAAATTATTTCTAATTCGTTGGTAAGATTCCTCTTGTGTATAATAAATAAAACTACAAATATAGTTTACTACATCCATTGGAATTGGCAAATTCATTACTGCAATACTTTTATTCATTGATTATAAATACAACATAATTTATTTATAATCAATTTTAAAAAGAATTTTAAAAAGGGCAAAGAATAGTTGAGACATCGCGTTTATACATCCGGCAACGGTACAAGACATAACTTGATATCTCCCAAAGAAGCAACCGAATACTTTACAACCAAAGGCAAATCATTTTCCAGAAACATTTCGATTTGATTGCACAGATTCGTACATTTAATAAAATACCCCAGATTTTTCAAACTAAAAATTCCCTGAATAATTTTATTCGAATCTTGTTGCTGAATAAATTTCATACTATCATCCGACTCTGCACGACGTACCTCTGCAGTAGCGAAGGTTCCCTTACATTTGAAAATAAGTTCGTTTGCTACCGACTTGATTTCAATTCGGTCTGAAATACACGATAAATCGCGAATAATCTTTTGAAAATCAGTTGACGGTAAATTAATAACAGACGAAAATACAACATTAGGAACTTCTAATTCTTCCGGATCCGGTTCAATTAGCCGCAACTTTTGAGTTTTACATTGTTTAATATCTCCATTCTCAAACTTTAATCCTAAATTATTTACAATCCCATCATTATAGTCTGACTCTTCAATATACAATGTTAAGGTATCATCGTTATCAATTGAGTTGATGAGTTTAAATAAATGTAGAAGATTTACGCCAATAATAATCTTTTCTTTTTTACATTCATATACTTCAAAATTCTCTGCTTTTAAAAATAAATGAACCAAAATAGTATGCGATTTATCCATGTTAATAATCCGCATTCCATCCGGCTGAAAAATAATATTCGTTTCTAATAAAATATCCTTTAATGCAGTCATTAAAGTTCTCATCGGAGAAATTTGGACTGTTTTTAATGTAAGAACATTCATGTATAATTAGTCGTTAAAATCTTTAAATAGTCTTTCTTTGATTATGTTATGACATTACAAAAATCATTTTTTGCTTTTTTAAGTGAAATTAAAAAAAGTTTTCAAGAATTACGCATTTCAGATGATTTACACAATACATTTGTAATGTTTATGTATGCTGTATATAAATTTATTATATATTATATTGTGGCATGGTTTACAATGACGAATAAATTTGTTACTACTTATTTGCCTTTGCCTAAAATAAATTTTACTTAAATACTATATGAAACATATAAGTTATTGTTGTACTTGTCTTTTTTCCCTCTTCTTGTTATTTGTACTTGTTTATTTAGGAAAAAAACAAATGACCAGTTTAGAACCAATGTCGGTTATTATGAGTGCACCCTATGATAGTACAGATTTATTGTTAGATGAACCGACAAAATTAAAAATGAAAACTACAACATATAAACAATCGCAAAAATATAAAAAAACAGTTGAAATGTCTTCGTTTGAACAAACCAACAATAATCAAAAATATACTCGACCCGAAAATGGTAGCATGGAATTACCTGAACTAAGTGGATTTTATTAATTTATTTAGTTAATATATGGAAAAAAGAGATTACATATCAGAAGCGGAAGAAATTACAGAAAAAAATCAAACCATTATTAATGATCTTGCTATTCACCATAAAAAAATAGAAATGTCTAAACATGATAATCTTGGTTATCAACAAGATATATGGAGAAAAGATATGTTAGAAGATTCTACAATTAGAAAACAGATTATATCTGATTTTCAATCCAAAAAAAATGATAAACTTAAAGAAGAAGAAGAAATATTAAAAACTGCATTACCAGAAGTTATAAAAATGGAAGAAGAAGTTATAAAAATGGAAGAAGAAGAAAATAAAACCAAACCTAAATCATATTTTTTTACGTCACCTATTTTTAAACAAAAAACAAAAACAAAACCTAAAGACTATTGGAATTTAGAAAAACAAATAACCAAACAATTACCATTCTATGATAAAATAACCAAACAATTACCATTCTATGATAAACCCAATAGTACAGTTGTGCATTTTGATTTAGGTGGTAGACGTAAAAAATCGCGTCGAACTCGTAAATCGCGCCAAAGAAAATCTAGACGCCGTTAATTTACAATAATCTCAGGATCTATTGCGTCAACACTTATCATTGGATACTTTTCAATGCTAAATCGTTTCATAAACGAATAAAATTTATTGATTTCATCTTCTTTCATTAACGACATATTTCTCATATATAAATCAACCGATACAGGTTCTTTTTTATATTTTGTAAGTAAATTTCTACAAATTTCTTTCACATGTCTCTTTTCCTCAGGTTTTATCATAAATAACCTATAAATATTTACTTTTCTATCTTTTTTAGGCAAACTATGGTGACTTTCCAACCTAACTCCTCTACCAATGATTTGCTTGTTTGCTGATTCATTCCATGACGGATTCATCAATATAATTCCCGTTGTATTCTTTAAATCTAACCCTTCTCCACCCGCTTTACTAATAAGTAGTACCTTTATCCGGTTTGCATTATATTCTGATACTGCATGATCCCGTTTTTCTTTTGATAACGAACCATTTATGTACAAATGTGGAATTCCAACTTCTGTTAATTTAGCAATTACCTTTTCTAATCCACTCTTTAAATAGTGCGAAAAAACTACAAATTTATCTCGTGCATTACTTTTTACTATATGGTCCATAATCCATTCTACTTTGGGGGATTCTCTACCATCTAGTGAGTTTGATATTTGACGAAGACCATTAAAAAAGGCTTGTTCATTTGGTGTTGGCATTTGTTCTACTCGCATATACGTTTCATAATAGCCTGGAGGCATGGTTAAAAAAATATCATTATATTTTGATTTTGGAAATTTATCCTTGAAGAATTCAATTGACGGAACATATATACTTACCTTTTTCATTAACCATTTTTTAAAATCAAGTTTATAAAATTCTTTACTTGTTATTTCCTTTTCTCCATTTACAATAGCAATCAAATTAATCATATCTGCAGGCAAATTAACCATTGGAGTTGCTGTCAACAACAATACTCTCTTTACTTTTTTACCTAATTCTATCAATGCTTTTGCATAAACACCTACTTCTTTATTTTGTAATGGATCATCCAGACCATCAAATTCTCCTTGATTTGTTCGAATGTTATGGGCTTCGTCTAAAATAAGCATACCTTCTTCTTCCTCTTTTACTAATCCACTTCTGTATGCATTATAAAATCCCTGAATGGTATAAAATTTAAATCTTCGTTTGTCTGCATCTGAAACACCATATTTATCAAGAGTTTGTATAAAATTCTTTTGTAAACTTACCGGAGTAACTACAATAACATGATGTTCAGAACTTTCATTTAAAAAACATTGTCCGGCAGTTACTGCAGTAAGAGTTTTACCAGTACCAACATCATGTATTGCAATAAGTCCTCTGTTTTCAGATAAAAAAGAAACAACGCGTTGTTGATGTGGGTATAGAGGAATTCTACTATTGGTAATACAATCGGATATAGGTATATCATCGTGTGCTAGAGGACTTGGAGAGTTGTACCCTTCTAAATTAAGAAGTTTCTTTTTAGTTTTTTTGGGATTTTTTAATTCCAAATGTATATCTGGATTTTTAATGCATCGTCTTGTTCTTGGATTGCGTATTTGATTCGGTCGACATATTTTATAACACTTTCTTGTTTCAGGATAATATTCTTTTCCTTCAGGACATTCCATAATATATTATATTATTATAATATGTTTAGTTGGCTTCGAAAAAATTTTACTTTTAAACGGAAAAAATATGATAGTCGAATAAATCATCATAACCCAATAATTATTAATCCTGTTTATTATAAAGATGATGAATATGATGAAGATGATGAATATGATAAAATAATTGCAGAAGAAAAAAGGAAACAATTATTAAAACAAAAAAACGAAAATAATTTAATACATGATATTTTAAAATTAGATATATTCCCAGATATAAACAATAATACATTAACAACAAGTCCTCAATATAAAGAACTTAAAGATGCATTTGCGGATTGTTATAAGTACGATAGCAAAACATATCCAGATCAAGTACATTTATATACAGATAAACATTTAAAAGTTATAGTAAAATGTATGCTTCTTATTACAAAACTTATTGGCGATCTTAAACCAGAATATGATGAATATGATGAATATGATGAATATGCTGAATTTGAAAATTATATAATAGAATATAACCCCACTTTATTAATTATAGAAAATACAATATTATTATTAGAAAAAGTATTAAATTTGTTAGAATCGATTGGTGTAGATATGATACACAAACAAAAAAATGCAATACAAATTGGTATTGATTCGCAATTGTTAGGAGTAATAATACCATTATTTAAATATATTCCTTTAATAAAACATTATATTAAGTTGTATAAAGAATATATTAAAAACGATAATGGATATAAACAATATTATAGAAATAAAATTGGATTCTTTAATACACCACATTCTGGCGGTAAAACTAAAAAATGTAAAACTCGTAAGTATAAACGTAAAAAAATATAAAATCGTTTAAAGATTTACCATTTAGATTTTTTTACTTGAATTGTTTGACCTGTTGTTTTCTTTGATTTGGAAGGATCATATTTATCATCATCGTCGTCATCTGGCAAGTTTTTAGACAATTCCCAATATTCTTTTGATCCTAATTTGAATGCAGGATGGTTTTCCGCCTTATACCAAAATATCTGTTCTGTCAACTTGTTACTCTTTGAATTGTTATTAATCACCAAACATTCATAATTTTCAGTGCACTGATCCATTACTTGACAAAACGATTCAAATGTTGGAAACATACCTGCATAATTTTCATAAATCTTTTTACGATTATTGATATACGGTTCTCTCAATATAAATACATAATCAATATTAGTTCTCAAATTTGGCGGAATACCTAATGGATACTGCATGGTTATGATAAGCAATATTTTCCAATGCCGCCCATTCATGAAAAGTAGACGCATAAGTTTATCTTTTGTCCATGAACTATCATATAAGCAATCATCTAAAATAACAAATGTACGAGGATCAATATTACTTTTCTTATAAGTTTGCATTTCTTTCATTACCTGTTTCATACACGTTTTTTGTCGTTTCAATATATTTTCAATAATTGATGTATTGTATTCGTCATGAATAAAAAGTTTAGGAATATGTTCACTATAAAAACTATTTCCAGCTTCAGTTCCCGATATAACTGTTCCTACAGGTATGTCTTGTTGATAAAAAAGTAAATCACGTACAAGGAAACTTTTACCAGTATCACGTCTACCAATTAACACAATAACAGGTCCTTTATTTTCATTTGGTCTAAAACTAATATCTCTCATATTAAATTTTTTAAGTTCTAAAGTCATGTTTAAGGAGTATAAAAATATTATACAGTTAAAACTTAATTGGTTCAAACCAAGTACAAAAAGTATAGTAGAGTTTTATGGTATTTTACAAAAAAAATAAAAATGGCACTCTTTTACAAGAATTGGAAACGATTTTAGATGTTTCCGGTGCACAGAATTATATTCCAATTTATTCCAGATTTTTTACATTAAGCTCTACAAATTGGAATAGTATTAATTTAGAAAATGACTATGAACTAGAAACAATTCATCAGTGTGAATATAATACAGGTCTTGCTACATTAGCCAATACATCAACTCTTCCCATTTTTTTAAAGTATTCTCCCCTATTAGATCCTTTAAAATACCTAAATGGAAAGTATACAAATTATGATTTCACACTTCCTGGATTAACTGGTAATTTTCCTAAACTTATGGATGTTCACAATTCTGCATATATTGATAGTTTTTTTTCCTATCTATCTTCGCAACTTTTGTACAAACAAAACTTTGTAAATGGTATTGGATTTTACGGAAGTTATTTGGGTATTAAACAAAATTTTCGATACAATATTGAAGACGAAATTGAACAACTACACAATTCCACGTTTTTCTATGAAAATAACAACAAATTATTTACATTGAATAAAGAAATTACCACACCTCCTTCTCAAAAAAACAGAGAACGGTTGGTTTTAAACGATGAATGTATTGCTCTTCCGATTGAAGATTTAGAATGTTCTATTTCAGAACGCGTTCAAATCAATGATGCAGATATAGAAGTAATAGAAGATTTAATTCCAATTCAAGATAAATCTATAGATAATCATTCAGATACTTCATCCAAATCGTCGAATACAGAAGTAAATGATTCTGATTTTGAAACAGATGACGATACAGAAACGGACGATTCAGATGATAGCGATTTTATGTTTGGTTTAAATGCAAATATTCACCAATTTCCAGTACAAATTATTGCTTTAGAACAATGTAAAGATACACTCGATTCGTTGCTCGTTGAAGCAATACCAACTGAAGAAATTACTTCTGCATTAATGCAAGTAATTATGACATTAATTATGTACCAAAATGTTTTCCAATTTACACACAATGATTTACATACCAATAATATTATGTTTGTTGAAACCAATGAACCTTATTTGTATTACACCTATAAAAATATTCATTATAAAGTTCCGACGTATGGTCGAATTTTCAAACTTATAGATTTTGGACGTGCAATTTATACCTATGATGGAAAACGTTTTGTCTCTGATAGTTTTCATATGGAAGGAGATGCAGCAACCCAATATAATATAGAACCATTTTTGGATCCATCTAAGCCTGTTATTGAACCGAACTACAGTTTTGATTTGTGTCGTCTAGCATGTTCTATGCTTGATATTATACCAGATGATACTCCATTGTATGAATTAGTTGAAGAATGGTGTATGGATGATAAAAATAGAAATGTACTTTATAAGAAAAATGGCGAGGAACGATATCCAGATTTTAAATTATATAAAATGATTGCCAGAACAGTTCATGCACATGTACCCGAAGTACAATTAGAAAAACCAATTTTCAAAAAATATGTAGTTTCGCATGAAAACGAGCAAAGCATTTCTATTCGTAATAAATAATTTTACAAAATAATAAATAATGGTATGATACTATTATTTATTATTTTTATTCTATACCAATCAAATAAACACAAAAATTATGATAAACTAATTTAATTTCAGTAAATAAATGGAAAAAACAATTACAAAATGAATTAACTATCGTAGAAACGTGGGATATAACACATCAAACATTTATACCATATTACAGACATTTTTTTAGTATTTATATTAAAAATAAAAAATTACCTGAATGGATTTCGGATACTCTTATATCTTATTTTTCAAATAATCAACATTTCTCCTATGTAATTGCTGTTTGTAAAAAATTGAATTGAGATGAAGTTTCGGTTTAATATAAAATGGACTATTGTGAAATTGACTATTGTGAAATTGACAACATATTTGACGATTCATCAAGCGATGTTGGTACCCGGATTCGTCTTCATACCGAAATTAAAATAAAACAATTTGAAATTCCTGATATTATTTATGATTTTGATATATTTATAATTGTTGAAGAAATTGATTTTACCAATTTTTGAGTTATAGAAATTTTATATATATAAAATTTTTTAATCATTTTATAAAAATGTATTATATAATTATTAAATGTTACACTGGTATCAATTTGAATGTTATGATGCTGTAATAAAAAGTTTTCTAAACAACCGTTTCCATTTGCATGTATAAAACTACATTTTTTATTATTTAATTTTATTTGTTGTAATGGCGTTGAAATAACATAAAAAAAATTGTGTTTTATATCACAATATATATCATTTGGATTTTGTTTTGCATATTTTATAAGTTCTACTTGATCGTCCTGTATATTTTTTTGTTGTAAAATAAATAACAATATATGTTTTATGTTTTTAACATAACCTATATATGTTCCTGAATTTATTTTAGAATTATCAAATACAACATCATTAAAGAATTCTTGTATACTATTTTGTGTAACACCTCCGCCAACAATCATTTTTACATTTGGGTGTTTTTTTGAAAACTTTATAAATTTCCTTTCTAATTTGATTATATTTTTTGTAGGAAGAACATCATATGCATCTACAAAACATATAATATTATCGTCTTTTAATGATTCTAAATATTCTATTATTAATTCGTATTTCATAATAAATCCTCTCCATTTCATACCCATTCCTAACACAACTAATTCTGGAAGCAATTGTTTAAGATATGGTAAATATAAAATACTTTCGGTTGCTACACATACATAATGTATCATAACAGAATATTATATCATATTTTACAAATTTATACCAATTATGTTTTTATATTTTCTG